TTTGAAGACATTTTTTATTCCTCCTTTTTCTGTCTTCTATTTTATCATACTTGTCCACTTTTTTATTATATATCCACTAAAAGTGAGAAAATGCGCATAGATGCTTATAGTATCGTAGAATCTGCAACAGATGATTTATATGAAGATGCAATGGATAATATTTCAACTGGAAGTATTAAAGAGTTGCAAGATTATCTTGATAAATGGTGCGATAATTGCGGAGTTGGTAATATATATTATGAAAATCACAAATACAAAGTAAGGATTCCTTGGGAGAAATATAATGAAAGAACAAACAAATAATAATTTAGAATATACAATTAAGGTACTTCAAAATTATGGGATTCAAGTTATAGATAATAATATGAAATATCGTTCAGTTTGTGATGTAATGACAGATATATGTCGCACATTTCGTTTTTGGCGTAGTTTAAATATAAGTAGAGAAGAATTTGAATTTCGTAAATACAATATTTTTAAAGCATTAGTTGGGATAATATATATTAACGAGTTGTATTAAAATCATTTATATATTAGAAAGTGAATGACAAATTATGATTTACATAACAGGTGACACACACGCTGAATTTAGTCGCTTTAACACAAAAAATTTCCCAGAGCAAAAGAAAATGACAAAAGACGATATTGTTATTGTCCTTGGTGATTTCGGTGGTATTTGGTATGACTGTTCAAAAGAAAGATATTGGTTAGATTGGTTGAACGATAAGTCGTTTACTTTAGTTTTTATAGACGGAAATCACGAAAATTTTGACAGATTATATAATGAATTTCCTATAATTGATTTTCATGGTGGTAAAGCTCATAAACTCAGAGATAATATTTATCATTTAATGAGAGGGTATATTTTTGATTTTGAAAGTAAGAAATTCTTTGCAATGGGAGGTGCAAGTTCGCACGATATTGATGATGGGATTCTAAATCCTTCGGACTTTGCAGATGAAAATGAGTTTAAGAATACATATAAGCAGTGGGTAAATCAAGGCAGAATGTTTAGAGTAAATCATTCTTCTTGGTGGAAAGAAGAATTACCAAATCAAGAAGAAATGCAACTTGGAATAGAAATACTTAAAGAAAATAATTATGGGGTTGATTATGTTATTACTCATTGTCCACCAAGAGAAATATCTTGTCAATATGGTTATTATGATACTGATAATATTATTTTATATTTTGAAAAATTGTTGAATTTAGGATTAGCTTTTAAACAATGGTGGAGTGGACATTTACACGAAAATAAATACAACATTTACCAAAAATATAACATTATATATAAAGATATAATAAGAATAGTTTAAATTACAGATAATTATATGGAGGTTATTCTAATGAAAGTAAATATAGACATGGAAAATCTTAGTAATGCTGTTGAAATTGCAATAACAGAAAATGCTAATAATGTAATTAAAGATGTTATCGAGAAAAAGATTTCAACATATATTGATAAAAATTATAAAAAGATTATTGAAATTACAATAAATGAAAAAATGGAAGAATATTTAAAAAATTATCTTGAAACAACAACAATTACAGTTGGAGAAGGTTTACTTAATCAAAATATTAAAACATATACCATCCAAGAATATATAAATAAACAAATTTCTGATATTATGAATAATAAAAAATTTGAAACCGAAATTAAAAACCGTTGGGGAGAAAAAAGTTTTCAAGAAGTTTCTTTTGATGAATTTATTAAACAGTCTTTTGATGTATCAAAAGAAGTCAGACACCAACTTGAAAATTATATGAAATCTGTAAAAGACGACATTAACCGTAATATTAAAAATGTTACTGACCAAGTAATGAAAGATATGCTTTCTAATACAATTTTTGAGATTCTTATGCAGAGTGACACTTATTCTAAAATAAGTAACGGTTTAAAAATAAGTAGAGGTTTAAAATCATATGGATGAAATCTTTATAGAAAACGAATGGGAATTTTGTCCTTATATTGAATGTATATGTTATGAGCATGATACAGGATATAGGGAGTTTGAATGTACTTTTCTAAACCATTGTGTATGCAATATAAGCTGTCCTTTTGAAGTAAAATACCATATTGATTAAACCTATGCGTGTATGGAACGATAAAATTTAACTTAAATAGGAGAAATTAAAATGATATATTTGTCTTTGTCAGCTTTAAAATATGCAGCAAATATTTGCGAAGAACTTCCTAAATATAAAATTGGAATTGCCTTGCAAGATATATCAGATTCAAAATCTATAATTGATATTTTAAAAGTAAATATTAAGGATGCAGGAGTAAAAATTAGTATAAGCAAATACAATCCAAGAATTGAGTTTAGTAATGGTAGTTCTATTAAATTTATATCCGCTTCTGATAATTCAAGAGGTTCCGCCCTTAATCTTCTAATTGTAGAATATGGCATTGATAGAGAAATCATAAACTGTGTTTTACGCCCATGTGAAAAAGTTGATTATTATAAGATACACAATATAGATGTTGAATTATATAATAAAGGAGTAACCGATGGCACGAGTTGATTATATAAAGTGTGATATTTGTGGAAATGTAATAAATAAAGATAATACATTCCCCGGAGGATTCAGATTTAGGATTCATAAACTCAAAAATAAAATTGATATATGTGATAAGTGTATTTTAAAGATAAAGTATTTATCTATTGATGTAGATGCAGAACGAAAGGTGATTGATGAAATCATTGGTAATACTGATAAATTTGAGAGCAGTGATGAAAAGTGTATATATCTTCAAGGCGTTCAAGATGCAATAGAAAGTATGTCACATCATAGGATAAATAAGTTAAAGGGGTAAATTTAATGAAATGTGAAATCTGTGGGAAAGAAATTGAAAAAAGTAGCTACAGTAGTGCTATTTTATGTTCTTCAGAATGTTTTGGTAAACACTTTTGGAATGAGATAGTAAAAGATAAAAACAACAGAATTATTATAAATGGTAATTGTTATGTAGATGGTGGCAATAAGCCTAACGCAATACATACTTCTTGGCTGGGTTTTGATGGTAATAGATTTAATATTGAATTTTTTGATGGTAGAAAATTAACTACCAATAATCTTTGGTCTAATGGTAAAATTCCAAAAGAATATAGAAAATTATTACCTAATAACGCTAAATTTATATGGTAATTAAAAGGAGAATACAGTTTGAATAAAAAGTGGGAATTAGTAAATTTTTGTGAGTTTGATAAATATGCAGTAAAAAGTTATTGTGCAATACGTAATGTAGATGAATCTTTGAATCTTGGAGATATTACAAAAGTCAACGAAAAGGAAATTGCTGATTTTGATATGATGACTTGGGGCTTTCCTTGTACAGATATTAGTGTCGCTGGAAAACAAGAAGGCTTTATTAACGCTAACGGAGAAAAAACAAGAAGTGGTTTATATTATGACGGATTACGAATATTAAAAGAGAAAAAACCTAAAATTAGTATTATTGAAAATGTAAAAGCTTTAACTAATAAAAAATTTAAGGGTATTTTTGAAATGATATTAAATGATTTAGATAAAGCTGGATACAATTCTTATTGGCAAATTCTTAATGCAAAAGATTATGGTGTTCCACAAAATAGAGAAAGATGTTTTGTCATATCTATTAGAAAAGATGTTGATAATGGTAAATTCAAATTTCCAGAAGTATTTGATAATGGATTAAGGTTAAAGGACATTCTTGAAGATGAGGTTGACGAAAAATATATTATTAACAATGAAAAAACCAAACAATTTTTAAAAAATGTAAATAATAAAATTGATATTTCAAAAGAATGTTTAGGAACTTGCCATCACAATAATGATATGAGTAAATCCACCAGAGATAGAGTATACAACAATAGTTTAAATTGTCCGACTCTTACAGCTACAATGTATAAAGACCCGCCTAAAATATTACAAATAGGCAATTTAATAAACAGTCAAGGAAAATTCAAAAATCCTCAAGTGGGTAGAATATATTCTGAAAACGGTATATCACCAACATTAAATACTTGTCAAGGAGGACAAAGAGAACCTAAGATTTTAAAAGAAGAAAATAAAAATATGAACGAAAATAATTATTGTATTAGAAAACTTACTCCAAAAGAATGTTGGCGTTTGATGGGATTTTCAGACGAAGATTTTGAAAAGGCTAAAAATGCTGGAGTGAGTTCAACTCAATTATACAAGCAAGCTGGTAACTCAATCGTTACAAATGTTCTCTATTACATATTCAAAGAATTATATAATGCTATGCCATATCTATTCGATGATTTAAAAGTAGGAAGTTATTTTTCAGGAATAGGTGCTTTTGAAGCTGGACTTGATAGACTTTATGCAGATATAAATAATGAAAATTTTATTTAGTCATAAATAATACAAACTATATTAATTATTTATGAAAAGATAAAATCAACATTTTATTGGCAGAATAGCTCTATATATTGCATTGATAAATTATTAAAATACAAGATATAGTGACATATTACAAATATGGGAGAGTTAATTTTATGAATCTTGAAAATATGACGAAAGAAGAACTTACGAATCAACTTTTTAAAGAATTAAGTTCTTATCATTTTGATTTTTACTTTGAAATAAATAATTTATATGATTATTGTAAAGAAGTTATCTATACATCTAAAAAAGAAGATATTATAAAAATTCTCAATGAATTTTATAAACTTAATAAAAAGATTTCAAATTTTTTTGATAATTTTAGAGATGTAAAAGAATTAAGTACAACGAAAGGCTTTAAGGTCAAGGAGGATACAATGAGTATGTATAAAACCGAAATAGAAACTACAACTAATTATATGTATGGAGATGAAACATTTACAATGTCATCTTCCGAGTCAAAATGGATAAATAGAATCAAAAAATATTCTGAACAATATCCTAATGATGTAAAGATAACTTATATAAATGAAGATGGTTCTATAATGGCTGAAATAAATAAAAAGTGGTTTAAAATTTCACCGCCACGAAAAGTATCAGATAAACAAAGAGAATTGGCAAGTAAAAGATTCAAAGCCTTACACAAACAAAATAAAAAGGGGATATAAATGAAAGGTGAATTAACATGGAGTAAATCAAAAATAGCTGAATACATAAGTAATAATAGTGAATTAGCTGAAATAGCACCACCAAAAATAAACTTTACAGACGAAAGATGGTGGGGTTGTTCACAAAAAGATTTTTTGGACTATGTTGAAAAGGAAGTTGAAATTAAAGAATTATTATTTTTCTTCTTAATACAAGTATATGAATTACCTTTGGAATTTTCATCAAAAGAATTTAATACTGTTTGTTTACTTATCTTAAAAATATTAACAACATTAAATGATAAATTTTCAAGTTTAAATTGCTTGGCATTAGAACCAGAAATAGTTTTAATTAAAACGCTTGATAGTTGTTTGTATAATTTAATAAGAGGAATGCTTGAAAAATGGCAGTGCATAAAAGAAAATGAGTGTACTATGCGTGGTGAAATATTATGTTGGCTATTAAGAAAATATATAACAATAACATATAATATCAAAGGAGAATGATATATGAAGTTTGAAAACACAGAAGTTTTTAATTTTGAAGGTGCTTTAAGAGGTATGCGAAACCCTATGAATAGCTGGAATAGAAGTGATAGCTATTATAAACTTTCAGAATCTGAGAACGATTCTATTAGCTGGGGTGATTTTATTAGCCAAGATAAAATTAACCGTGGTAAAGATACTTTTATAATAGGCGAAAATGATATGAAACTTGCACAGACACTTATTAAAGCTGGTTCTGAACATAGAAAGTTTATGCGACAAATTTTTGTTAGCGTAGATATTACAGCACCACTTTATTGGTGGTCTGAATATGACACTTATAAGATTGGAACTGCTGCTAATTCATGTAGTAAGATGCACAAAATTCATAGCAAGGAATTTTTTCGTAATGATTTTAGTTTTGATGAATTAAATAAAGAATCTCTTATTTTTCTTGATACCATTATTGCAAAACTTGAAGAATTACGATTGAAATATATTGAAACTAAAGACAAACAATATTGGTATGCTATAATTCAACTTCTACCGTCAAGTTATAATCAAAAGCGTACAGTTACAATGACTTACGAAAATGTATTTAATATGATACACCAAAGAATGAATCATAAATTAAATGAATGGTCTGGTAAAGACGATTCAAGTAAACCTAATTTTATTAGTTGGGCAAAAAAACTACCTTATGCAGAAGAATTGTTGTTTATTGAAAAAGAAAATAAAGGAGAAAATTAATGACTATTGTTTTATTAGGTGAATCAGGTTGTGGAAAGTCAAGTGTAACAAATGAACTTTGTAAGAATTATAATTATGAAAAAATAGTTACATACACTACACGATTGCCAAGAGAAGGAGAAGTCAACGGCAAAGATTATTTCTTTGTTTCAAATGAAGAATTTAATAATTTAAAAGAACAAGGTTTCTTTCTTGAAACTGCAATATATAATAATTGGCAGTATGGAACACCAAAAGACCAATTTTCAATCATCAGTGACAAAAATAAAATTGCGATTTTAACACCATCAGGGTTAAGAAGTTTATGCAGAACCAGAGGAATTTTTTATGCTTTTTATTTGAATGTTTCTCGTAGAGAAAGGCTTATTAGAATCTTAAAAAGAGGAGATGATATTGAAGAAAGTTATAGAAGAAATTTATCTGATGTTGGAATGTTTGATGGCATTGAAAAGGAGGTAGATTATACAATAAATGTAGAATCTAAGAATGTTCAAGAAATTGCTAAACAAATTTCAGACTATGTTAATAGAATTAGAGGTGTATAATTTGAGTGATAAAATAATTCCTGTTCCAATAAATTTAAAAATATTACTTACAATTAAAGAAGCAGCTGAACTGTTTAACATAGGTGAGAACAAAATCAAAGAATTAACCAATGATAATGATTGCAAATTCGTATTATGGAATGGCAGTAAGCGTTTAATAAAAAGAAAAGCTTTTGAAGATTATTTGTTTAGACAATATTCAATATAATTAATTAATAATTGAAGAAAAGAGAATCTTGTGGTATAATAAATATGTCATAAAGATTCTCTTTTCTTATACAGGAGGAATTTACAATGATAGAAAAGAGAAAAGACAGTAAAGGTAGAATTTTAAAAGATGGTGAAATAGAAAGAAAGGATGGTCGATATGAATACCGATATAAAGGAAGAGATGGTAAGAGAAAATCTATTTATGCAAAAAATTTAAAAGAACTTAGAGAGAAAGAAATAGTCCAACAAAAAGAAATGGTATTAGGTGTTCTATCTGATTCAAGCACTTTTGACGATATTTTTCAAAGATGGTATTCTCAAAAAATAAAACAAATTAAACAAAGCACAGCAGCTTTATATCTGTCAAACTATAATAATAGAATTAAAAATTTTTTAGGAAGATTAAAAATAAAAGATATAAAACGCTCGGATATTATATTGTTTTATTCTGAACTTATAACTAAATATAATTATACTGGAAACTCTATAAAAAATTTTCATAAAATAGTTCATAGTGTTTTTGAATTTGCTGTAAATGATGAAATAATTTTAAGAAACCCTTGTAACAATATTCTTAAAGAACTCACAAAACAATGCCATAATACAGAGAAAAAGCAAGCCTTAGCCACTAAACAACAATCAATATTCTTTGAATATATCAAATCTTCAAGGTATAGAGGTTGGTTGCCATTGTTTACAGTTTTATTCGGTACTGGTTGCCGTATAGGTGAAATATTAGGCTTAACTTGGAATGATATAGATTTTAAAAATAATCTTATATCTATCAATCATACCTTACAATATATAAAAATTCCAAATAAAAAATATAAAATGTACATAGATGTACCAAAAACTAAAATAAGTATCAGACTTATACCAATGCTTGATGAAGTCAGAAAAGCTTTACTAAATGTAAGAGAATTTCAGCTTAGTTCAACATTGAATACTTTAAAAGTTGATGGATATACAGGCTTTATTTTTACAAATAAAAATGGCAATTTATATGAATATAAAAATATTAATGTAACAATAAACAACATAGTTAATTCTTATAATAAGTGCGAAACTGAAATAGCAAAATCAGAGAATAGAGAACCTGAATTATTACCACATTTTTCTTGTCATATAGCAAGGCACTCATTCGCTACTCGTTTATTTGAGAATGAAGCTAATATAAAAACTATATCTGAACTTTTAGGACACAGTAATATATCAACAACTATGAATATTTACACAGATGTTTCTATTGACAAAAAACAAGAAGCTATAAAAGAAATTCAAGGCAAAATAAAAATATCGTAA